TAAAAATTGATTCAATTTTTTTATAGTTTCTTATGGCGGAACAACTAAATGAACCGGTTCAAGCCCCTTGCTTTACATAAATAACTTCATCAGGCACCAACCAGATGAGCATCGAGACCTGGCCCGTTCCTATACAGACATTGAATGGATATTCAATACCGTCTGGAGTTGCTCCTTCACCTCTGCCGTTCAGCGCTATCACATTAGAGCAATTCAGACAGATAAGGCCGTCTGAGATGTCAGTGATATTCCCTTCATAGGACACGCTCGGGCCTGCGCCTAGATTATAGCTCACTCGCACATAGTCCCCTACCATAGGGAGCTTGGCTTCAGCGGTGCAGAGGGCCAGGCACAAGGCCAACATTAGAATTAAGATCCTCATGATAATTAGAATGAATTAATAGTTAATCAAGTTGGCTGTAAAACTTTACACTTGACACCCCGGACCCTCTCGCGTAAAAGTATGACTATTAAAATTATAATTATCATATTCTCCTTCTCCTCCCAATTAACCAGCATCAGAAAAGGCCGAAATCCCGGCATTTTCTTCAAGGAAATAAGGAGAACCTCAGACCAGGACAAAGAAAAGGGTCAGGGTGTAAAGTGTAAAACTTGACGCCTTGTAAGCCTCTTATGAAAGTGCCTAAAATACTTGATCGGATCTCCGACATTTATAATGAAGGACTGATAAACATCACGTTTATCTGGAAAGTTGATTCTAATCTCACCACCCCTCAGAAACACCATGCACACATCATAAATCTCGGCTGCGAGAACTTCATCATCACACAATCCAACTTTCACAAGACGCTTGTTCTGGTAAACGTGCACTTGCCAAGTCTTCAATCTCTTCTCTCTAGCCACGCCCTTGAATCCAGATGATTTACCTGCAGATTTAGCGCGGTTTGCCATGTTATCGCTCAAGGAGACTATTCGCAGGTTCTCGCGTCTTGCATCCAACTTATCGCCATTTATATGGTCAACCAATTCATGTGGAGATAATATTCTTTTCAGTTTTCGACTTGTCACTTCTCTATGTAAGCTTAATGAATTCTGCCGCCCAGCCATACGATCTGCGAGGCTGATATTTCTTCTTGGATAACCATACGGGTCCAAAGCCCATTTAAATCTTTTAAGATCATCATCCACATCACTTACCTTCGCGACTTTTCCGCCAAAAACGTGGATCTCGGACATATCACTTCCCACCAGGCTGATTGTAATAGCGATTTGTGAGCCGTACCATCTTCGACCCCTTCTGTGTTTGGCTATCAAAGACCTCAAAACGATCGGGAATCCCTGACAAGACCTTCCCAAACAGAGTCATATTTTGTCGCCGTGTATTGGTCTTGCCGTTCCTGGTTCCCAGCTCAAGATACTTCCCCACCTCGGAGAATGTTATTGGCTCGTTCCCTCGTGCGATCAGTAGAGCTTCCAGGCGGTTAAGGCGCGTCACTTGTTTTTTTCCAGGGCAAGTCGTCTTTGCTCCTACCATGTCTTTGAGCCTCGCGACTAAATTAAAAAGGATCTCTTGATTGTTCTGCAAGAGGATTATCTCTCTATCTTGGCGCTGCACCACTTCCTTCAGAGCGGCGATCTCTATGGTTATTCGTGTTGCTTCTCGCCAGGAGTTGGACTGAACCTGGTATGGCGCGATCTGGGTAAAGCTTATAGCTTTGGCTATGCATGTATCTTCTGACATTGGTGGTTGCCCCCACTGGTGTCTAAGCAAGAGCGAGAGTTAGGGCCTCAGGAGGGTTTTCTCTCTCGCTTTTTGCAATAATCATTTCTTCGGAGATCTTGCTGATCTCTAAATTCACGAAATCTCCTGGCTTTATGCCAAGCGCTCTTCTAATCGGAAGTGGTATCTGCACTCTTCCGCGCGAATCCACTTCAGCAACCGCAGGTAATCCGGTCATATTCGTGTCATTTTACCCCGCAAACATATATATCTTTCTATTAGTGGGTATTGGTGGGTAAGTTATAAATACTATGTGATGGTAGCTAGTAGTAGTGATGTTACAATGAGAAACCCTGCCAAGAAAACATCCATGAAGGTCCGCTTCGAAGCGGACCACGCAGCTACAACAAGCGCCGCACTTGGGGGCATGGCAATAGTGCTGTGCCCTGCCTGCGGCCAGAACTCCATAAATGAAAAGGCGGTGGCGTAGATGGCCGGCCAAATTCAGGAGCAGCGCGAGAAGCAATATCCTCGCGTGCCGATCACCATTTTGCCAGAATCAAAGAACGAAACCTTACCGTCCCCCAAAGAACCCTCGGGGATCTCGCGAGCCTCTCTTCTAGATCTCGCAAAACTCGCCGCCAAACTATGCAAAGTGATGCAGGCCTGTGCAGTGGTCCCTAAAGACAAGCAGAACCCACAGCAGCATTACCAATACGCGAGTTCTGATGCAATCTTGGAGAAAGTCAATCCGGCCCTCTGCGATGCAGGCCTTGCCACTGTCTGCCAGATCGAGGTCCTCGACAGACAGCCCAGGACCACCAACTCAGGTGGAATGTGGGAACTCTGCACCGTCCGGGCCAGAATCACTATAATAGACAGCGAAACCGGTGCATCGATTCAATCTGGGGGCATCGGGCAAGGATACGACGGTGCAGACAAGTGCATCAGCAAGGCGCAAACACAAGCAAAAAAGTATGCCTGGCTTCTGGCTTTGAATATCTCGACCGGGGAAGACCCCGAGGCAGATGGCCGAACAGAGGCTTCGCAGGTGCCACCCGTCCAATGTAAGAAGTGCAAAGGTCCTGCGGCATATATCGATAACTGCGAGTTCGAAGGCAAGACCATCCGTCGGTATTACTGCGGAAAATGCAAGAAAGAAACAAGAGTGGAAGCATGACACCGGAAGATCAAGAATCATGCACCGAATCAGTGACCCTCACTAGATATTGTCGCCGGTGTCGTCGGAAGCTCAGAGATCCCCGCTCAATGAAGATCGGTTACGGTCCAGTCTGTGCTGCAAAGGAAGTCCGGGAGAGGCTTGCGGCGAAGGGCGGTGAGCAGTAGTGGCTCGATCTGCAGACTTCCTCATGAAAGAGCTTCGCAAGGCGCAGAAGGATCTTCTTGCTGCCAAGAAGCGCGGCAAGAAGGAGAGTATCGCTTACCAGCGCGCTCGAATAGCTGAATTGCAGAAAGAAATGGAGGCGGCTTGCTAAAAAGCTTCGCGAATTTAAATTGCATATACATGCTCAACAGCGAGGCAAATACATAATACAAAAAATACGATTCGGTCCTATATGACGGTTCAAATTCCATTACGTGAAATACGCTAAAGTGGGCCGAATACATTCACTCCACACCCACAAAAGGCTTTAAGTTCAGTAATTTGAAACGATAGATCAGAGGCGATCAGTACAAAAGATACGTAGAAAGGGCCGAGGAAGAGATCCCTAACCTGCCAAGATTCGTGATCCCTTCCGCAGCTACAAGCACAGTGATGGGTTCTTAAAATACAAATAGCTTTGCATTCCCTTAAAAACGGCTTGCAGCTCCGGCCCTCTCGGGAGAGGGCAATGAATCTAGACAAAATAGATGTTATTTTAGTCAAGCGGGCGGTAGCCAATCCTGGCACCCACCAGAAGGAAATTTACCGGCCTTTGCTTGGCCAGCGATCTGAATATTTCCTGCATAAGAGAGTCAAATGTCTTGAGGCTTGCGGATTTTTACGCCTCAAGAAGAACACCGGCACCGTCCAGGTCTGGGCCACCAAGAAGGGTGCCAGACATCTATCCAAGATAGACGCAAAATCAGAGGAGGTGGACGGCTAATGTCCGGCACCGTTTCTGATGCGCAGATTTCGCCTATCCCGGAAAAGCTGCATAATCTCGGGAGGGCGTTTGGACTGCTATCCAGCATTCGGCCTGCGGAGGACTGCCAGATTGCCCAGATCGGCCAGAGACTCATCGTGCTGCCTTGTGACCTCGACATCTCGGGCCACGTCGGCCAGAGAATAGGGCTGATCCTGGTAGATGAGAAGTACTGCATCCGGAGGCTGGCATGAGGTTCGATCCGCTTTATGTCTGGCTTCTCCTTCTTGCGCCGTATTTCGGCATCATTGCAGTCTGCTTGCTGAACGTAAATGCCATGACGCTGGAAATATCAGGCCACAGTGCCGGGCAGGGCGCGCAGAATCTTTCCTTCGCGGGCGACCTCCTGAATGTTAGTATTGTGCAGAACGGCACCGGCCAGGGCTGGAATGTGACCTTGGTGGGGGTAAGCGCATGAACCTCATCAGAACTTTCGGGCCCCTGAATATACGGGCCTATGCAGGCAAACAATTCCGGGATCCCGACTATCTGCACAAGGCACACTGGAGGGGATACTGCTATGGTTCTGATTACCCGCGGCTATCAGTCCAGGTATTTAGGACAGAAATAACGCAGTCCCTGGTTTTCCTCATGTATCATCTGTCGATTACCGTTGCACTGAGGCATCCATGAGAGAAGGTCTGCGTGCCCTGCAAAAAGCAGGCGTGCTGAGATCCCGGTTCTCTGCCAGATTCAGCGGCAAGGATCGTCGAGGATTCATCATCCTGAACGATGTGGTTGGGCCCATAGGATCCGCAGAGGATCATGTATGGATCCGGCCTGAAAACTGGCAGGGCCCCATTCTCCGACAGGGAACGCAAGTCGAGTTCGTCGCCCGCATCGAGCCGTACTGGAAGGGCGCCGGAGTGGAAGACTACGGATTGCGTGAAGTGAGGGTGCTACCATGAAACCGGCTCACCTGGTCATCACCGATGCCGTAGCCATCAGAGGGATCCTTGACCTCTTCGCAGAAAGCGAGACCATCACCACCCGCGAAGCTGCGATGACTCAGCAAATTTCAGATGGCACGGCCAGGCGGCTTATGAAACTCATCGAGAAGGCCGGAATTGTCGAGCATCCGACTGTGACAAGAACCATCGTCGGAGTGCCTCAAGAAGTGCCCTGCATCAATTGGAAGCTCACTGCTGCAGCGAAGCGCGGCGAGATCCCGAGCGCAGAAGACCTGGCGAGGGAACGAGTATGAGTAAGAAGCTTGGCGCGAAAGGTCCCAAAGGCCGGGAGCCACCTGCTGAACCTGATCTAATTTCGATCGGGCCGAGGGGGATGTATGTCAGACTTCTGCCAGAGCGGCGGCGAACATGGGCTGAGAGGAGGATGAAGCAATGAACCGCTACGGCACCCCGGACGAGCCCAAATTTAACATTCCAAACCCAATTGAATTCATCGATGCCGTCAGCTTGGACGTAGAGCTCCAGCTTATCAGGGAGGAGTTCCGGGAGGAGATGGCCCCCATAGATGCTGCCTGGGCCGCATACGAGCCACGCCGCACCTATGGTCAGCTGTTGCCTATGCAGCGATATGAGCCGGTCCCAGTTGTCCGGCTCACGGGACTGCAGCTGCAATTTGTCCGGCACCTCGTGTGGACTGGCGAGATTAGTTCGATGGAGGCAGATGGCCTCATCACCCGGCCCGGATTCCAATCAGGGCTCGATGTGCTGCATGATATGTATGGGCCTAATTGCTTGGCAGGGGATGCCCTCGACTCGTACATTTTCATGCGTGAGGTACGAAGATCGGCAGAAGGAGGTGGCCCAGATGCTACAAATGAAATGTGAGCGCTGTGACGAAGTCCAGGAAGCCACCGAGAAGTCATTTTGCCCGCTCTGCGGTCGACGGGGGCCATTCTCATTATTCCAGTTCGCTCCGGAAAAGCTGATCGATGAGGCCGTCCGGGCCATCAACCAGGACTATGATTTCTATCTTGAGCGAGGCGATCGGATCGGGATGACCCTCTGCGAGGAGCGATTCTTTGCGCTGATGTGCGTGAGTGAGGGGTGGAGCGCGTGACTGAAGAAGATCGCACCTTCATCCGGACGGATCCGATCATAGTTGAGGTGAAATGCACCCATGAAATCCTTGCCAGTGGCCATCATATCTGGAACATAACGGGCCGGGCACACCCCGGTGTAGAATCAGGCAGCTGGTTTGGTGCTGGGGGCCCCGTAACACGCTCGCTGAAAGAGCATTTTGATTATGCAATCGAGAGTGAGGTGCGCTGGCTCAGGAATGCCTACCCCAAGCGCCCTCTGAAGCTGAAGGTCACCAGGCCGGATGTCCGGCAACTAACTCTGGCAGAGGCGGTCTGAGATGGCCGCCACGAAAATTGATTGGGCAGATGTCACCATCAATCCGATCACGGGCTGCAGCAACTTCGGCAACAAAGCAATCTGCGGAGATTACTGCTATGCGGCCAAGATGGCCAAGCGCCTTGCAGGCCGCTTCGGCTACCCAGCGGACGACCCATTCCGGCCCACATTCCATCCGGAGCGACTCGTGGAGATCGGCTGGAATCGCACCAAAATCCCTTCGAGAATCTTCCTGAACTCCATGTCCGACTGGTTCAGCCAGGGCGTCAATCCAGATTGGATCCATCAAATCATTGACGCCGTCGCAGAGGTTCCTGAGCACATATTCCTGGTTCTGACCAAGCGTCCTGAAAAACTCTGGATCCTGAAAGCCTTTGGTATGGAGTCTCTCGAGCTCCCCGCAAATCTTTGGTTTGGCGTTTCTGTCACGAAGCAAAAGGACGCCTGGCGAATCCAAGAGCTTGTCAAAACTCTGCCAGACACGCACAAGTTCGTCAGCTTCGAGCCATTACACGGTCCGGTAGATCCGGATCTAAGCAGGATCGAATGGGTAATCATCGGGGCCGAAAGCGGGAAACGTAAGGGCAAGATCAAGCCTAAAATGGAGTGGGTCGAGGGGATCTTCCTCAAAGTGCCAATAGGCACGCCTGTGTTTATGAAGGATAATCTTGGCGAGGATCTCCGGCCTACGGTCGGCTTCATCCAGGAATTCCCAGAGGCGATGCTGCGGTGAATCCATCCGATCCAGACCATTTTGTCGAAGCCAACGAAATGGCCGCACCTCTCTAAATGGCCGGATCCCCTATGCCTCTTGCATCTTCCTCGCTCACAGACTTTCGCAGTGCTGCAGATCTGTGCAGCAGCGAGCCCGCACGGCTGAGGAGGACTGTCGAAGAGCTCGAGGGTCGCATCAGCGCCCAGGACGACCTGATCGAGAGGCAACTCCAGTACATTCACGAGCTGGAAGGGAAGCTGGAACCGAAGCAAGCGACCCGTCCGGGAGCATATCCAGACAATGAAAGACTCCTCGAGGAGATCAGCGATCTCAAGGAGAGAAACAAACGTCTCGAAGAAACGCAGGAGCGGCTGTCGGATAGCTTTGACATGCTGTTCCACGCGCAGGCCGAAAACCTCACAAACAGCCTGGAGATGCTCGCAAAGCTCCCTGCAAGTCCTGAGGCCAGGAGCCTGCATGCAAGGGCAAAGAAGCAGTCCCAGGCCGTCATGCGTGCCAGGGAGCTGGGCCGGGCCTCTCCGCTCAGCTCCCTGCGCCAAATGGCTGACCTGGAAAAGGAGATTGTGCAGTTCATCATTGGACGACCTCTCCTTACCTTCTGCAGGTCGGACCGCTACCGCGGCGAGGTGCTGCTCGCAACGCTGGGCAGAGATGCCAAACCCATCTCCACTATCGAGGCTGCCAGGATCCTGGGAGAGGCCGAGAGCAAGACCATAGATCCCAAGCAAGCCCTGAGAGCAATGCGCTGGGCTGCGAATTCTCATCCCGATCAAGCAACGTTCGAGAAACGGGGAGCCAGAAGAAAAGCATGGCTCTGCAAGATCAACAACAAGGAGCCAAGAAAGTGATGCATCAGGTCTCCCGTTTCATATTGACATCTTGTCAAGAAAACGCCGACCTTGACAGTTTGTCAAGGTGCTCCCATGAAGCTCCAGGTGGAGCCGAGACGGAGCAATTTTCCCAGGAGGGATCAACCTAGAGAAGGATTGCCTTAGAAGATAAATCGCGTTCGCTGTATCATATTGACAGCTTGTCAAGGTTAGTGTATCATGTCTTTGTTCGGGGGGAAAGTCCGGGGGTTTCGGGGGACCCCGAGAGAGAAAGACATCTTGACAAGATGTCAAGGAAGCGCAGTTGAGTACAAATCAAGTAAATTGGAGTTCATAAATATGCAGATGCATGTAATAGCGACAGAACTTGGGGGCGATTGGGCCGGGCCCTATACGGATCAGCACCTCCTAGAAAAGACCTTTGCTATCATCAAGAAAGTGGATCCAGATGCAGAAATCCTCAGTCAGGAAGCCAACCCTTTCTCGGAGCAGATCCTCTCAGGAATGCAACCATACAAGATTCATGTAGACATCGTGGGAGGGGAGCCACAACTGCCTGCAGAGATTAACCTCACCTGGCCGCCTGCACAGTCGGAGGGTATCCAGACAGGCACCCCGGAATATACCGAATATTTCGTATGGGCTCCAAATGAAAGAGAAGCCCTTCTACGGCTGGCGAGACTAAACAAATCCATACCTAGAGCGAAAGCGGAGGCTGCATAATGCCAACCGAGCAGGATAGCCTTTTCGAGGATATCACAGAGCGCCTGCCGATGCTCAAGGACAAACAGCTTACCAATCTGATTGAAGTAATCAGAGTCATCCAGGGCGAGCGAGAAGAGGAGAGAATACTATCTACGGTGACTTGAAATGTTATTATTTAAACCTCAGCACATCGATCCTATTCTATCAGGTACTAAAACACAGACCAGAAGATTCTGGAAGAAGGCCCGAGTCAAAGCAGGATCAATCCATCTTGCCAAGCAAAAGATGATCTCGAGGGAGTATTTCGCTCGCCTGGAAATACTAGAAGTCTATAAGGAAAAACTGGGGTCAATTTCAGAACAAGATGCTCTGGCAGAAGGCTACCCCACTGTGATGGCTTATCTGATCGCTTTTGTAAATATTGCATACAAGTGCAAACCGCCGATTCAAAACGAGGACGATCTGCGGGAGCTAGATGAGGAATACGACATCCTTACGCAAGAAGTCTTTGTTGTGAAATTCAAGGTGATTCCATGACCACCATTCCACCAGATGAAATGAAGAGACGCCACCAGCTATCTTCCCGATATCGCAAAGCTCAGAAGAGGGCCAAGATCGACGAGGAGATCCGTAGCATTCGGACAGCAGTTAACATCCTGATTGCAAAGGAGAAGGAGCTGCAGATAGAGAGTGACAAACTGAAGCCGGCGAGGAAGCATGAGTAGCGGCACAAGCAATCACATAATGAAGCGCGTGCTGCAAAAGCTCTCTGCTGAAAATCCCAAACCACTCCCAGTCCTGGCCAAGAACCTGCAAATGGGAGAGGGCAACCTAAGGCGCGCCCTAAACGACATGGAGGAGTTAGGACTCGTGGAAAAGGTCGATCTGCCGAAGCCCTTGTTAAGAGAAAGACGCAAGCTGAACCACCGTCCGTGTATTTTCGGCTGGAAAAAGTCTGCCCTTTGCAGACTGTAATCCTTATATTTTTTTCAAGTCGCTATTGAGCCGATGGGATCCTCGGGTCGCCAGAAATCTGGGCATAAGCCTTCGAAGTATGCTGGCAGAACTGCCAAGTCTGAGATTAACCGCGTGGGACAGTCCTGGCGAGAGGAGCCTGAATACAAAGAGCAAGACGATCAATCAATTGTCGTCATTCGCCATCACTTCAAATGCAAAGAATGCGGTGCCGTCGTGCAGGTCGACGAGAACGACTGGGCCGCTTGCGTCGACTGCGGGTGCATTTATAACGATTTCATTGCGAATCAGGCCCACGAGGCCCGATCAGAGCTGAATAGGGAGATCTCATGGTCAAGGTTCATAAAGAAGGTCAAAGAACCGTAGATCTCGATCTATGGGCGGAAGGCTCCGCCGAACGCCTCCAGAATATAACCGTAACAGCTCAGGGCTTGCGACTCCAAGGCAGCCCGCGGCAGTTTGATCGGCTGTGCCTTGTGTTGGGCGGATGGATGAAACCGTGACCAGTGACCAATTCGTTTGGATCAACGAATTGGTTGAACGTTCATGAACTTTCACAGTCATCGCTGTGAGCCCACGGGCGAGCGTTGAAAAAAGGAGCGGCAAATCAACTTCATGGCGCTGGCTGGATGAAGAAGCGTGCTTCCAGCCAGCATCATGTTCATAGTCATCCTGAAATTCATAAGTGCGGCAATATAATTTGCCTTCGCGGCAACGGACGGCAATGCTGTGTTCCTAATTCGGCCAACCAAGGCATACCTGGAGATAAACGGGCAAAGGATGATTATTGAGCCCATCTCAAGTGCGCAGACATTCTGCAATCAGGAGTGGCAAGAACGCAATCAAGCCCTGAGGGAGAAAATCGCCGAAGTAGGTATCAATCACCTCAAATTATCGGATATTGAAAAAATATATCATCATTACCCAATGTGGCCGGCTGGCCGGGCCCCAGTCTTTTAGGGGTCCCCTCCCGAAGCTACATTCACCCGTTGATATACAGCCCGGCCCGCTTGCTAATTACCTGCCAAACCCACCAAATTAAGCTACCAACCTGCCTACCATGCCTGCTGGATACTCTTCTCGCTGCAAAGCCTGCAACTCACACCTCCGAGGCCAGATAGAAGCCTGGAAGGTCAAAGACAAGCTCAACACCAGCCAGATAGAGCTGAAGTTGCATGAGCTGGGAGAGCCCATATCTCGCCGGGCTCTTGACAATCACTTCGCTGAGCATTACGATGTCAAGGCAGAGGTCCGGGACCAGTACAACAAAAGTCAGGCAGCCATTGAGAGAGACGCCGGAGAGCTCCTCACCGAGATCCAGATCATAGATGATGTCGTAGCTGGAAAGCATCACCTCCATCAGACTCTGGAGAAGATCCTCTCGACTCGACTCAAGGGCATGGCAGATGACAAAGAAGGCCTTACAGAACTGCCCAAGCTGCCCCTGGCCTACGTGAGCCTCTACAACGGCTGCGCAAGCGAGATCCGGCAGTGCCTGAAAACCAAGCAGGAGCTACTGGGCGAAGATGGCAACACAAAAGCTGCAGAGAGCTTCCTTGAGCTGATAGAGCTTGCTGAATCCAGATCAAGCAGCAACAATAGCTGATCGCTGTAGGCAAGATCCTGTCTGGTTTGTCGAGAACGTCTTAGGCAGCAAGCCCTGGCAGAAGCAAACGGAGATCCTGGAAGCCATCCGGGATGGCAAAGAGGTCGCTGTCGCATCCTGCCATGCTGCAGGCAAGAGCTGGATCTCCGCCAGGGCAGTCCTGTGGTTCCTGTACTGCTTCAGGCTCTCAAGAGTCGTCACCACCGCACCCACGTTTGACCAGGTCAGAGACATCCTCTGGCAGGAAATTCGCCAGGCCCATGCATCTGCGCTGAGGCTTCTGGGCGGCAAGATGCTTGAGACTCGGCTCGACCTCGGCCCAAACTGGTTTGCCACGGGCCGGTCAACAGACAATGCCAACCGCTTCCAGGGAGCACATAGCCCCAAAGGCTACATCCTGGCAGTGATCGACGAGGCAGCCGGAATCAAGCCAGATATCTGGGTCGGCATAGACGGCATCACCACATCAGAGGGTGCCCATAAGCTTGCAATCGGAAACCCCACCGAGGCGTCCGGAGAATTCTTCGAGATGTTCCGCGCGCCCGGAATTCATACTATTCACATTTCAGCCTTTGACACCCCGAACTTCACCACTTTTGGGATCACCCTTGATGACATCCGGAACAACACCTGGAAGGAGAGGATCACCGGTCCTCTGCCTGCGCCTTATCTGGTAGATCCTCAGTGGGTCGCCAAGCGCTGGCAACGGTGGGGCGAGGACTCACCCCTCTGGATTTCCAGGGTGATGGGATCATTCCCGGAAAACTCGACAGATGCATTGATCCCTCTCTCTTGGATCGAGCGCGCCCAGGCCACAAGACTGGATCCTGGAGAGATCAATGTCCTGGCATGCGACGTGGCCCGCTTCGGCTCGGATGAGTCTGTCATAGGGCAGCGACGAGGCCCCGTGGCCCGGATCTTGAAAGTCACCAGGCAGGAAGACACGATGACGACCACGGGCCGGATTGTGCAGGCTCTCCTGGAGACTGGCGCAACCGAGGCCCGCATAGATGCTGTAGGCCTTGGCGCGGGAGTCTTCGACAGGCTCAAGGAGCTTGGCAAGCCCGCCGTCGAGATGCAAGCCGGACATGCTCCCAGGAACTCAGAGCGCTTCCTGAACGCCAGGGCCGAATGGTACTGGGGCCTGAGAGAACGACTCGAAGCTGCTGACATAGACCTGGATCCAGACGAGGACCTCACCTTCCAGCTTTCCAGCATCAAATACAAACCCAACAGCCGTGGCCAGATCGTAATCGAGAGCAAGGAAGACATGAAGAAGCGGGGCCTCAAGAGCCCGGATAAGGCCGATACAATCATGATGCTCTTCGCGGCGGTCGAAGAGCTCCAATCACCAGTGGGCTGGGCAACGTCTCGCCTCAAAGGGCGCCGCCAAGAGGTACGATGAACTTTCTAGATCGAATATTCCGACGAAAGCAGAGCGCTGAGATACAGCCCCAAATGTCCGGATCCCCTGTAGTCCGCCGCAGCACTCCATCTGGCTATATCGATCGATCTCTCGTCACCTCACCAGAGCGCCTTGCTGCCAATCGCTCGATCCCTGTCGTCCTGGAGTCCCTCACGGGCCTGTCCCGGCTCTGCTTCTTGGGAGTGGACCACAACCTAAAACCCCTGGACTCATCAGACGACACCCAAGGCAAGAACATCGAGAAAGCCCTTCAGCAGATCAACCTCCAGGAGCGGCGCATAGGGCGCATAGGGAAGTCCCGGCGCCGTGGCACCATCGGCCTGATTCGGAACTCCGCTCTCGATGGTTGGTCGTTCCGTCAGGCTATTTCAGAATACAGCACCATCAAAGAGGGTAACTGGATCAACTTCACCGAGATCCAAGCTCTGCCTGCCCAGAGCTTCAACCTCTCACCCGGAGCAAGCATCGACGACCTGGCAGATAAGATCCTGCCCGGTATCCTCTACAACAGCAAAAGTGATGTCACCCGATTCTTCCAATCGGGTGGATCACTGAGTCAGGCCAAAGAACTGAATCCTGAGTCCCTCCTCTACATAGAGGATGTCACTGTTCCAGACGACACATCATTCTTGAAATCGTTACACTCATCCATCGAGGAGTGGAAAGAAGTAAGGCGCTATGGCATGATAGCAGAGCGCCGGGTCGCAGTGCCCAACGAGACCGCCTCGGTGGATGCGAAGGATATCCTGGCCCTGGTCCAGGCCAAAGTCCCTGTAATCATGCAGGATCTGGTCGACCATTGCGACGACCTCGCAGAGAATCAGAGTTATGCCAATCGCAAGGTAGCCCTCGCCGGAACCAAGATCCAGTATCCCAACATCTCGATGCCCCTCAATCCCTGGGAGGTTGATCAATACCTGCGTGATGAGATCTGCGATTTCTTCTTCCACCGCAATGTGGTGAAGAGGGTCGAGCAGGCCATCTCCTCAAGCGAGACTGGTGCCAAGGCCCTGCTGGATATCCATATCGCAAGCGAGCGTGAAATTTGGGGCAAGCCATACGAGGACCTGTGGAACCAGTGGCTGGAATGGAACGGCTTCGAGCTGATCGACGAGTTTGCTTTCTGGGACTGGACACCCGCGGACCAACAGGCCGAGCACAAGCGCAATTTGGAGAACTACCGCTCGCATGCGATCACAATCAACGAATACCGCAAGCTCGAAGGCTTGGCCCCGTTGACTGATGATGAGATCAAAGCGCTAGCTGATGAACATGCACTCATCTTCGGCAGCAAGAACAATGTTCTGAACCAATCGAACCAGACGGTGTGATCCATGGCCTCAGAAGAAGATCTAGCCAAAGACGTAACGAAAGCCGAGAACAAAGCGATCGATGAACTCAATGATCACTTCCGGGCATCAGTTCGCAAGACCATCTCTGAAACCAACTGGGATGACATCGAGCGCAGGCTCCAAGCTCAGCAGCAGGCAGAGGACGTAGCCGACTCGGTTTCATGGCAAGGTTACGATCCCACCGGACCCATCGAAGAGACGTTCCTTGCCTCCTCGGAGGTCTGTGCTGCCAACATCGCTGACCTGGTGGCCAAGGGCGGCAGCTTCAGCTTCACGCTCACCGATCCTAATGCCTTGAAGTGGCTGGACGAATTCGGAGCCAATGAAATCCAGTACATCTCAGACAGCCAGCGAGCTGCAATCAAGCAGATCGTCGCCAACGGCTACCGGGATGGTGTCACCTACCAGCAGCAGGCCAGGGAGATCAAGCAGCTAATCGGCTTGAATCCTCGCCGGGCCGAGGCCGTGCAGAACATGCGGGCAAAGCTGCTGGAACGAGGAAAGCTCTCTGATGAAAAGATCGACCGCCAGGCGGCCAGGTATGCCGAGAAGCTGCTCCGGCAGAGGGCCGGAAACATCGCTGTCCAGGAAGCGACGACGGCAGGCGCGCAGGCATTCTATGAGACCACCAAAGACGCAGTTCAAAGGGGCATCCTTGATCCGCAAAAATACGAAGGCTACAGGATCGTAACCGGCGATGACCGGCTGTGCCCGGAATGCGCAGCGCGGGCAGGCGAGTCAAGGCTTCTGCCGGATGGAGTGTATCAATCTTCTGGTGGATACACCCCGAAGCTACACCATCTCTGCAGGTGTGTTGAGGGGATAAGGGAGATAGGCATGAAGAAAAAACAATCGTCAGTCATAAAGAAAGCCTCTGGAATGGGGCAAATGAAGGTCATCTTTGACTGTCAGGCCCTTAAGCGGAAGGACGGGATCCTGTACATCCCTACCGTCCCCTTGATCGAGTGCGTCTATGAGCAATGGGGCCAGAGGATCTTGCGGTCATATGCCGAGTTTTCACAATCATCTAACTGGCTGCATGGGATTCCAATAGTGGTGAACCATGAGGAGCTCACACCCGACGCAAGGCGAATAGGGCAGCTCTTTGACATCCAGAATAATCCTGAGGGCTTCAAGAGCACTGCTATCAGTCGGTTCTATGAGATCGACTGCACCCAGAGGGAGTTAGAAGCTCTCCTCTCCGGCAAGCCCCATGATGGCTCTCTTAGGTGGAGCTGCTATTTGGTGCAAGAAGCCGGCGAATGGACGGACCCCATCACCGGTGAACGCAAGCAGTATGACTACAAAGAGGTTGGCCCTTACTGTTTCGTGGAATATTCTTTCGTTAAAGGCGGAGTCATCAGCACCGACGATGGGGCAGGTTTCAACATGCAATCGAAATCCCTCCAGGAAGGAGAAGAAGATATGGATCAATCCGACGTAATGAGAATTGTCGAAGAGGCTCAGAGACCTCTAATCGACAGGGTAGGCACTCTGGAGCGCAAGCAGAAGGACATTGAAGATAGCGCGGTCGCCAGGCAGGAAGCAAAGCAGAAGGAGCATTTTCAGAACAAGCTCAAGCCCGCATACCTGGAGCAGATAGATACCTTGTGGGCCGAGTGCAAGCAGACAGGATACCTGGCGTTTGAGGCGAGGCACCCAGAGGCAATCATTCAGGAGAGACAGAGCAAAGGCCTGAGTGGATCCCCTCTGGGCGGAGGTGGGCATGAATTCAACCTCGCAGCCGAGCAGGCCAAGATAGACTACAGGAGGAAATTGTAGATGGCTGCAATGAGAGATAACACGACCCGATACACCGGCAGGATAGACAGCTACCTGGCCGGGGCTCTAGTGGCATTCGGTGCTGCACTCATCCGGTCAGCGGCCGGCGTGGCGAAAGGAGCAAACACTGCAGACGAAGATGCCATCATCGGGTTTGCAGTCCAGCCTGACGATAGTGTCGCCCTGGACTATGATGGGTTCTATTCCAACTCTGGGAAGCTCACCAGTCAGCCCGATCCAATGAGGGTAGCAAGAGATGGCGAGATCGTGGCCCTTGTGATTGCCACGTCGGATGTCAACATCGTTGATGGCGATTACCTGGAAGTGGCCAGCGTCGGAGGCTCCAATCCGGGGTATCATGGCATCCTTCAGGAGGCGGGATCTTCTGCAGGTGGGACTAAGACGACCCATGCATGCGCCAAGGCTCGTCAGGACATCACGATGGGTGATGAGAGCTATGCAGTTCCTGCATCCAATGTCGCAATCGGCGATTCCACTATCACCATGTCTGCAGGAGCCATCACCACAATGGGACTTTCCGAGGCTGATTACATCATGCTGCGGGACATCAACGGCAACTGCCAGGTCAACAAGGTCAAGAGCCTTTCATCAACCGTGATAACCCTTCAGTTCCCGTCAACTGTGGCGCTCACAGTATCTGATTCCGATCTCGTGAACAAGCTTTTCCAGTGCCGGGCGGAAAAGATCCCTTAAGGAGCTAAGAAAATGGTAGGAGAAATGAATTACAGTTCAAGCATCCCACAGGAGGCGATACAGAACGCCGAACGGGAGATCCTCAACTATCAGAATCAGAACCAGGACGGGTACTTCGCTCGATCTCTGCTATTCGTCCGAAGGCTGACAAATCCAAAAATCCGTAAGGATATTGTGCGGAGGGTGGATCTTGCTGCCTCTGAAGACGGCATATCCCAGGCGAAGCTAATGGCCTCCGGCACCGTTCCGGACATCACCAAGACCAAGAAGAAAGATAACGTGCACCAGGTCTGGTTCATCGCAGATTCAGTGCTCTGTGATGAAGCTGCTCTCCAACTCGACCCGTCGGCATGGAATGGAGATGTGTCTGCAGCCATGCTGGAATGCAGAAGAAGGGAGAACTATACTGCTATCAATGGCAGTACTGCTCATAATCTCCTCGGCATCGTCGGAGCTGCAAGGCAAAATCCCAACGGAAAGATCACAGCTGCTGCTTCCAGCGGTGTCAACGTGGCAAACAAAGGCAACTGGTACGGAACTGAAACAAACGCATTGATGGATCCCTACTCTGATCTCCTGGAGGGCGTCTCCAAAGTCAGCACTGAGTTCTCCAGGAGTTCTCTCAGTCTGCTCGGCCATCCCATGGACCTGAAAGGCCTATACGAGAAGGACGAACTCCGGAAGGACTACGCAAGCCAGATCGGACCGCTATTTGGCCGGAAGGAGGGGGATACTTCATTCATCATCGCTTGCGACTACGTGCCACGAGGATTCGTCTACATCGTTCCGAATAGCATGGACGCTGCCGAGCTGGTGATCGCCCAGGACTACTTCATGGATGCAAACTACGGCAGAGAGAAGGGGAAGCAGGTCTACGGCGAAGTCGGTGGCTACCTGGCGTTCGAATTCCACAATCTGCGAGCAATCGTTGAAGTCGATGTATCTTGAGGTGGATTATGGGGAGCACTAATCCACGAGGACCAATCCACAGGTTGGCCGGAGTCGGCTTAAAGGTCGGATCCGGGCAGACTGTGGACGTAGATGCCGACGAGGCGACAATCAGCACCAACAGCGGAAAGGTTGCGATCAAGGATGGGGCTCTGAAACACATCCTCGCAAATGGCACCGCAGCCGCTACCGATGTCACCGTTTCCGGCATGGCCGTAGGTGATGAGCTAATCTCTGTTCATGCCCAGGCCACCAAGGCGAGCGTAGGAACCATCACCGATCGCACCAGTGAATATGCGGTTGGAGCAGGCAAGCCAGTCAAAGCAGCCGGTACCAACGAAAGTGACAATCAGCTCGACATCTGGTACTGGGATCGAACGTAGGTGGTGGCATGGGAAGAACCCCAGACGGTATCTGGGTGAGGCTCAACGAGATTCGGGCGGCGCTCGCATCTCCGATCTCTGTTTCGGATGAGGACATAGCAGTAATCCTCCTCGAAGAACAAGAAGATCTTGCAGACATATTAGCAGAATTGCGTGTAATCAGAGGACTTTTGGAGGCATGAGATATGGCATTTTCAGTGAAGAGAGATTTCCTGGCAGCTCTGGCTCTGCCGGGTGGAACAAGACGCGAAAAAACGCAGAGAATGCAAGAAATCCAGTCCGGGGAATCTATCTTGCAGGCTATTGTGGATGAGCCCGATATCTACCTGGTGGATGACGGGCCGGTAGATCCAGACGACCCCACTGGACCGCACAATTCGCATGAGATACCCATGCCCAATCCAATGTGGCAAAGGTTTGGCTTCTCTGGAAAGGACGACGCGCAGGTCATGCTCAATAGATTCCAAGAGGTGAGTTAGTGGCTCTTGCTCTGGTGCGCCGGGCCCTGGTGGCGGGTGGGCTTTTAGGCTACGAGAGGCCATATCCACCCTATCCCGCATATCCTCCATCAGATGCTGCTGATCGCAGGATAATAATTCTCCCACCGATGGCGGTATCTATTGGTGGAGTTGGTTACAGCATCGAGGAAGAAACGGAAATTGATGTAGCGGATGACTCTGCATGGGACAGGACCGCAATAGCGACAATCTGGGCCACAGCCCACAGTTACGTTGCTGGTGCGCAGATTAGACCAACCATCCAGAACAATTATGTATACGAGTGCACCACACCTGGCACCTCTGGTGAATCTGAGCCTGTATGGGGAACAACGCCAGGTGGAACCACCAGCGACGGGACAGTCGTCTGGACTTGCTATCACGACAGAACGATAGCTGCCAACCGGACCGGGCTGGCCTTCAACATATTCGCATGCGCACCCTTATCTGGCAAAATTCCCACGTTCATCCTCTCTAGCGCGTCTTCTGCGCCGGTTGGATATGCCTCCACCAACTCAAGACAGATCAGCGGCTTCAGCTGTGAATGTGCCGGGGGAACCCGTACAGCAAATCACGCGCTGAGTGGATATATTTCAGGAGATATCTTGCCCCGATCTATCTGGGACTTGAAGCACCGTTCCTCGGGCCTCCAGGCAGGCATGGTGTGGGCAGGGAAAACCGATTATGATAGCATCAATCACGCTCCGCTGTGGGTTACCATCCATCACCTATCAGGCACCGGGGCCACCATAGCATCTGTGTTTGGGGCAGCTCCAACAGTGTCGAGATCCTACTATCAGTTCTTCGCCGACTTAAATCTCGTCGGAATGCGGATGCTAACTGGGGATGAGTTCAGTAAGCTCCATAAAGGAACTCCGGAAGAAACTAATATCTTCGGGAGCTCAGCACCGACCACATGCGGCGGGCATATCGATACGTCCTCTGTCCTGATCGAGTCAGATATTGGATTATGGGGCATGTCCGGCGAGCTATGGACCTGGACCTCAGACCAGCGATTAGCTCTGAATGGCGAAGATTTCACGGCAGCAAAAGTGTATGCATGGGATAACATACCCGCAGGCGTAGGCTCAGATTACGGACAGTGCCTGCAGAATGCGGTTGTTGCGGGCGGCAATTGGGATGGTGCGGCGGGTTGCGGTTCGCGGGCTCGGTTTGCGTCTTATCGGCGGTCGGGTGCGTATGCGTATATCGGTTGCCGGGCGGTCGCGGAGCCACAGTAATTGTTATTCGATGTGCGGCAGAAGTCGCACGCCAGTAATAGGTTGAGCGAGTTATGCAGTTATTGCAGGCAGCAATTGGAATAATGCGACGAATTGCGGTTCGCAGGCTCAGAATGCGAATAATCAGCAGTCAGATGCGAATGCGAATATCAGTTGCCAGGCAGTCACAGATCCAGGAAAAATCGCGGAGAAACTCCTGGCTGGACTCGCTAACCTTGTCGAAAGGCAAAATACACAAGGTAGATATGACGTTCACCTACACAGGCCCCAACACAGCCGCCGAGAAGGTCCGCTACCACATCCAGGACACTGACTCGGGCAGGCCTCTGCTCACCGACGCAGAGATTGCCTATGAGCTGGCGGAGGCGGGGAACAATGTGCTGCAGGCCGCCCTTGCATGTGCCGAGACTTTGGTCGCCAAAGGGGCGCATAGGGTCACCAAGAAGATTGGGCCCAGGACCATTAATTACAGCGACCTCACCAGCCAATATCGGGCACTGGCCGCCACCTTACAAGAGCGGATCCAGCGCGGGAACCTCGGATACACGGCGCCTGAAATGGGAAAAGTGGCTGACAGCACGAACTATCCAAAAGAGTTCGAGAACACCGACGTGAGCGGGCCTGGCTGGGATGACTCTGATTGAAGATTTTAATGAGGAGATGGTGCAGAGCGTGACCATCTCCACCTTCAAGTCCAATGATGGATACGCAGACAGCTACAATACTGCCACAACATATGCATGCGCGGTCGAGCACAAGGTGGAGAACGTCACAAAAGAAGACGGCACGGTGGCAGTCTCCACCATGCAGATCCAAGTTGACGGGGCCGTGAGCGTATCGGAGAGGGACAAGGTCGTCTATGGCGGGGTGCAGCTCAAAGTGCTGGCAGTGGGCACGGAGTATGATATCGAGACGCCTTCAGAGATCTATGCTAAAGTGATCTATTCGTGAACTATGGATACGGATTTTTGGAGCAAGCTTGTGCAGGGATTGGACCTGGAAGAACTCGATTGGCTGCAGATCCAGATACAGCAGAGAAAGGTGAGGCTGCAGAACAGAACGATCGCGAGAAAAGCGATCATCAGGAAGTGACACAATGGAAATTTCAGTAGAAAATGCCGCATTGATAATCACCACTTTGATCGGCCTGGCCGGAGCAGTCCTCACTCAAAGCAAGTATGCGAAGGCCAAAGAGAACTTAGTGGAGTTCGTTGGCGATCTGGCTGATGTGCTGGCAATGATCTATGCAGTATCCAAGACGGGAAACTGTGATGCCGAACAATTGAAAGCAATCGGATCGAAGGTGGAAGAGATCTGGACTGATATGGAAGCGCTCGGGCCGACATTCGCCGCGCTCCTCGCAAAGAAGTCGAGCCTGGTCGAGGCCCTCGGAAAGTGAGGTAGCTCATGAATCTCGATTACCTCATCTTCTTTGCAGTCATGGCCATCATAGCAATATTTGCCTGGGTTGGGTGTAGAAATTCATTGCACTACGCCAGAGAGGCTGCAGATATCAGCGAGATGCTAATTAACGTTAAGTGTGACATTGAAGGCGATGATGAAGCCTATGCCCGAATCCTTAAGCTTAGCGTTGGTGAGTATAAAACAGAACGCAAAAAGGGGCGCGTGCTCTATCTCGCGGGAATGAGAATTCGAGGAATATCTGAAGGCTTGAGGTCACCATTCCGTGTCTGGAGGTGAAGGCTTGAACACCTCCCCGGTCAATTTATTCCGACTCTGCTTTCTAATTTCCATATTGATATCTGCTGTCTATCTTGCACTCTTTATACTATCTTTATCCGGTGGCAGTCCCGGTGAGGCGAATATTGCAGAGCTCAGTCTTTTAGGATCCGGTAATATGCAGGTTCGGACAGACAGCAAGACCGCAGCAGATTTTGCCTCTGCAGAAGGCGCAACTGTGGCATATGAATCTGCATATAAATGGGGTGTAAAGGATGAGCCCGAATCCCTCAGCAGCAGTTTCCTGATTTCAAGCGCCTCGGAAGATGGCAAATGGAAGAATGCTTACCGGGTTAAAGGATCGGGTGCAGGACATAAAGTCGACTTTACGGCCACGAAGATTACAGGAGATGCCTCTTTTGCTGCAGAGCTCACGCTCTCAGCCACTGAGGCGAAGACACCCTCCTTCGATTCTGTTATAGAATTCGATACAAGGGACGGCAATGCCACCATTTCGGGCCGAGTGTATAATAGAACGGCTGGCAGGCCTGCCACTCTCCAGGAGCTGGATGCGGTCGGGAAGTTCCTTCTGAATCATCACCTGAACGTCAGCGAGCCTGAAATCACCCCTGACAACTGGCTGGGGTTCTGCGACTCACTGAACCGCCTCATAGATCCGGCAATTGCGCCCGGCATATACATTGCCCCTGTTGGCTATGAGCTCGACGAATCTGGAAATCTCGTGAAGAGGGAGTAGGTAACATATTCTATCTATTTCGTCTTCTCTGGAAATGCTACTTTCGTTATTGGTCGAGGAGGTAAATGCCTAAAGTCGAGTGGCACGGCGACCAGATCGTCGAGCAATGCAGGAAAGCCGCCATGGATGGCATGGAAGAATTCGCCCGCGTCGACGTGTTACCTCTCGCTGATGAGAACTGCCCCACCGACCGGGGAGTGATGAAGGGCTCGCATGCAGTCATCCGGGATGGAGTGGCTGTGATGGCCGGGCCACACAACGAGGGCGACACCTTCGGCGGCGAAAAGGACCAGGTGGTGATTGGCTACGGCGGGGCCGCTGCGGCTTATGTCGAACGACAGCACGAGGACATGACACTCTCCCACCCATCCGGGAAAGCCAAGTGGCTGGAGGAGGCGTTCAATGAAAGGGAGGGGGAGCTAGCCGAGAGAGTGAAAAATCGAGTATCAGGGGTGCTACAATGACCGAGATAGAGGATGAGCTGATCACCGCCCTGATTAGCGCGGGCCATGCCATCGCACTGGGTACAGACATCTTCGCCTATCGGATCCGGCCCTCGCCGTCTGCCCAGCTCATGGTCCTGCCAACTGGGGGTGAGCCGCCACTCAACACCGTGGACTCGTCGACTCCCCGGCCGGGGGTGCAAGTCTACGTGGTGTCCTCAGATCTAAAATCTGCCCGAGACAAGGCAGCATCAATTCGGGATGATTTCGCTCTCAAGACGAATTCCATCAGGCAGGTGATCCGCGCCGCAAAGTCGACGGTGATCTACTTGGGGCAGCTCGAAGATGGGCGGCATAAGTTTGTTGTGGAGTTCAAGATTTTTGGATGAGAATTAACGGAGGTCTATACAGATGACAGGCGCAAATTCTGGAATGAATGGCTCCTTCTGGGCATGTGCTACCGAGAATGGTACATTTGTCAGGATAGGGGAGATCACTGATTTGAAACTGAAGATAGACGGCAAAGACATCGACACGTCAAACGTCGACGATCTTGGATGGGGCAGCAGCATCAGTGGCGCAAGATCTTGGGAGCTATCTCCCTCGCATAACCTGATCCTTACAGATGCAGGATATGCTCTACTCATTGCCGCTATCCTGGCCGGATCCGACATCTGGATCAAGGCACTGGTCAGCGGCACCCCAACAGCTACTCCTAAGGGATTCGGTGGGAAGGCGGGTGTCAACGGCGCCAATATGGTCCTAGCGAGCGCGACCTCTCAACAGAAATCTGACTGGACAATCAAGGGCCGTGGCGCTCTGGTGCAGATTCCCTGAGGTCTGAGGTCTAATGTCATCATCAATTTCCGGCTTGAGTGGTGCGGTATACAAGGACGATTTGGACATCTCTTCAGTGGAGTTTTCCGAATTACCCTTGATAGATTCGGGTGATCACAAGACATGGCAAGCACCGTATGGGTATCGCTTCTGGGATCCAGATGAGACACTCCTTCTAGAAAAACAAGTCCACGGGGCAGGAGGTTGGGTTGCCATCACCAGCGATTGCACAGTGAACTACCTACAGGGCAAAATCGTAGTCTCTGATACCCTGAATCCAGACGACCTCGTTCGGTCTTCCGGCAAGCGCAGGGACGAATCGCATTTTCTGAAGATCGCAAATCTATACGATGGAAAGCTCAAGATCAGTGGCAAGGACATCGACACCACTTCATGCGAGGACGATGGGTGGGGCAGCAGCATCCCCGGTGCTCGGTCATGGGAGTTCACAGCGGGTGCGTACTATTCTGCTACTGAACACGTAGACATTATTACCCTCGGATTGGAGATGATCGTAAAATTCTATAGCTTCAATCGCAGAGGATATCACATATCCGGGGTCAGCCCCTCCACAAACATCGATGCCGGCTCAGACACAGATTTCAAGATCCAGGCGGACGAGGAATCTAGCGCCTCCGCAGTGACGCTTTCGGTGACTGGTAAGAATACTGGCGCTCTGATAGCAGCCGAGATGCAGCTCAGGATACGGGCACTTGGTGGCGTATATGCCGCGGTGACAGTAGAGTATATAGGTGGAAGATACAAGATCTCTTCGGGGACCAGGGGCCCGAACTCGAAGATCCGTATCACAGACGGTACAAGCAACAACGTGGCCGACAATCTAAAAATTGGAACCGCAAATGGCGGAACTAATACAGACGGGTCCTCGTACGGGTGGGTAGGGCAGAGCCGCCTGTCCGGGATCGAGGATGTATTGGCCAATCCCAACGATGCCCAGAAAGAGACTTTAACTATCAAAGGCAATGGCGAAGTCTACGCGGAATCTTGAAGAAACTCCGGGGCGAGGCCGTGATGCGTGCGGAGCCTCTACTCATCAGAAAGACTTATTATATTTCAAGCTAAGAGGAATATTCAATGGAAGAAAATGCAGATGCAGGAAAATCGTTCGTAGTGCTGGACATGGACCAGGAGAGGACTCTCAGATGGGACTTCAGGAACATGCAGAAGTTCGAGGAGCGGGCAAAAGGCATACTGAAACGGCACGATGCCTGGCAGGTCGGCAGGCCCCTGCACACCGGCTATATATTAGCCAACTTCGGAAAGATTGCTGATATCATCGAGGCTGCCCTGGCCGCCGCCGCTGGGATCTCTGGAATGGAGGGCAAGAAGGGGGAGCCATCGGAAGCCGCCGTAGCCATACAGGCCTACCTGGACAAGGGCGGGAGCCTTGAGACCCTGCAGAGGGAGTTATACCGAAGCTACCTGATCACAAATGACCCTTCTTCGATTGGCGCATGGCTGGAGAGCGTAGAAAGAGAGAAAGACTCCCGCCAGGTGGAGCAGGCGAAGGCAGAAGCGAAGCTGGAGATAGCCCAGCTGGAGCTCGCCGAGAGCCAGAAGAAGATAGAGAATCTCAAGAAACTTTCTGGCAACACGCAAGCCGCATCGCCTACGTAGAGCTAGGCCTCACTCCTGAGCAATTCCTCTCTCTAACGATCAATGAGCTTAACGCCCTCGATGCTCACCGAAAACGAGAGGATGCTCGCCAGGAGAGGCTCGCAGCGTTCTCCGGATGGGCGGCGGCTGCCGCAGTCTCGAAATGGTGGAACGAGGGTCTGCCGCCGTTTAAAGAGTTTTATTCCGTCCAAGACGAAACACCGGATCTACAAGAACCCACTCTCGAAGACCAGATTGATATGATGAGGCGCGCGGGAGAGGGAGGACCTCCTCCACAGGCCTAGACTGTTCTGGTCTTCGGACTGTTAACTTACAATCTGAACATTCATTTCTCGATACTAGCGGAGCTGTTATGGTAGAAGCTGGCAGAGTTACGGCAATAATTGATGGTGACATTTCCGGGCTAACCTCGAAGCTCAATGAAGCGAAGAGCCAATCGGTTACAGCCGTATCCGGCATAGAGGCGGACATTAAATCGAAGTTTGGCAGCGGTCTAAGCGGCATAGGCGATGGCCTATCGAAGTCCCTGTCAGGCGGAGATTTCATCAAAGCCGGAAAAGAGCTGGGTGGCAACCTGGTCACTGGCATAGCCGACTCTTTTGGCCCGCTCGGCTCAGCTGCAGGTGAAGTCGCAACCGCCCTTGGGCCGGTGGGCATAGCAGCAATCGCCGGTACTGCAGCTATAATAGGCCTCGGGAGTGCCTCGGTTCAGGCTGCATCTGAATGGCAGTCCGGCATGAGCCAGATCTCCAAGACGACTGGAGTGGACAAGGGCACTGCAGAGTTGGCCGGGCTGAGTGCCGACCTGCTCAACCTGTCTGCTACTATGCCGGTTGCAGCCTCTGAGATCCAGGGCGTGGCCACTTCCGCAGGATCCCTGGGCATAGCTTCTTCAGAGATCGCTGGCTTCACCTCCATTGCTCTGCAGATGGGCACAGCGTTCGATATACCCGCAGAGCAGGCAGCCGTGGCCATCGGAAAGATTAAGGGGCAGCTCAAGGGCCTGCCTGAAGGGGTCACCGGTGCAGACGAGTTTGCCCAGCATTTCGGATCCGCTGTGGATAGCGTTGGCAACAATCTCAACGCCACAGAGGCAGATGTCCTCAACTTCGCCACGCGCGTCTCGGGAACCCTCTCTGGCCTGGGCGCGAATGCTTATGAGATAGCGGGCTGGGGCGGCGTCCTCTCCTCGGTATTCCCCTCCGCAGAGCTGGCAGCGGGGTCTTTTGACTCCGCCATCACAAACCTTACCACTAACACGGATGCTCAGTCCGCGGCCACGAACCTCCTCGGCATATCAACTGAGGAGTTCATGAAGCAGATGAGCACCGACCCAACCGCCACTCTGCTCAGTATTGGCCAGGCCCTCGAAGGACTGCCTGCGGACAAGGTCCTGGAGGTCAGCAAAGCCCTGGGCGGATCCTATGGCATGGACGTCTTCACAAAGATGATCGGCCATACAGAGGAGTGGAAGCAGGCCATCGAAGAGACCGTCGAGGCCGGCAATCAAGGCTCCTCGATTGGCAACAGCTTCGAAGCTGCGGCTAACACAGCGTCGGCTCAGCTCCAGGTCCTCAAGGGATCGGTCAACGCCATTTTCGTAGATATAGGCGGTCCGATTCTGGATGCATTCACGCCGGTTATATCTGGTGTTGCTACTGGGTTGAATGGCGTCCGGGCAATCGGCGAGAATCTGTGGGAGCCTTTCACCACAGCCGTATCTCCGGCAACCGAGGCGGTCTCTTTGCTTGCCTCTGGAATTGGCGGCGTGGCTGGCATGTCTCTGGATGGCCTCGTGGCCGGATCGAAGGCTATCAACACAGCTTTCCAGGTGGGCAAGGCATTCGTCTCAGCCTTTACAGAGGAGATCACCAAGATAATCGAGTCCTCCTCGACCTTCCAGACACTCTCTGGATACGTCGACCAGGCATCAGATGCATTCGGCAGGCTCAAGGACTGGGCGGGAGAGACCTTCGACAAAATAGTATCCGGCCTCTCGGATGCTATTCCTACGGCCATATCAGGCGTTACTGGTGCGGTCGGGACCCTGATGGATAAGGCCGGCCTAGGCGGAGTTACCGATGCGCTCGGCGGCGTATCTGGACTCCTGGGGGATGTCTATGACAACGCTGCCAAGAAACTCGGCTGGGACGCAGGCGATAAGATCGGCGAGGGCATTGAAGAGTCTGACAAGCTGAAAAAAGCCCCAGGAGAGGCGCTGGGATCGGACGATGCCATCTCAGGCACCCAGAGCGCAGCTGAGGACCTGGCAAAGGCGTTCTCCGACGCCCAGGCAGCCTATATCAAATCACATTCCAGCGGAGGTTATAGCCTCGCTACAATGATGATGATGGCTGGCCAGGATGGAACTGGTGACCTCGATGACAAGATCATGGGCCAGGTGGAGATCGGCGGCGGTATATTCACTCGTGTCAACTACGATATTAATGATAATTTCACCGGATACCGCCTCTCTACGCCGACAGGAACTTATGAGTATTCAAGCTACCAGGATTTTGTTAACAGCGCGCCAAAGGACCTTGAGGAATACGTTGGCCGTCCACTAACAGAGCTCGAGGAGGCCGAGTTCCTTGGAGATGCGCAGAAGGTCATACAGCTAAAAGCAACGGCTGAGGCCGAAGTTGACACGTATCTTAACTTCGCTGATAATCTCAAGGATGAGATGGCCGGAGCAGGCGAGGAGATTAACAGCGCGTTCCTCGAGGGATTGACCCCTGACCGGGCTAGCGTGGAATCACGCCTACAAAACATCCGCCTCTTAAAGCTCTACGATCCCGAGGAGGCAAAGCGCCAGGGTGCAGATAATGCCATGGCCTACCTTACGAGTCTTGGAGATGCACTCGATTCCTACGAAAAGGCGAAAGTCGAGTATCTAGCCAAGCCTGACAACGAATATGCCAAAGCCGAGTTTGATAGGACTCTTGGCAATCTGCAGGCGATAGCCGATCAGAATCCAATCAAAGCAAAGGTCGATGCAGACACAAGTCTCTTTGGCACCAAGATGGATGACCTGGCCGGGTCGGTCGATCTCAAGAAGCTCATATCAGATCCGGGAGAGTTCAAAAAAACCGTCATGGACATACCTGAGTTCATGGAGAACACATGGCAGCCTGCCATGCAGGAAGAGATTACCTTTTTCAAGACTCAGTGGCATAGCGGTATTGGTGGAGCACAGCAGGAAACTGAAGATTTCCTGTCTGCCATGAATTACGCTGCCGACAACATGCCCCTCTTATTCACGCCTGAGCAAATGGACATACTCGATCGATACACAAAGGGCGTAATTAGCGCAGGCGAGGCAATAGATGCACTCTCCGCAAAAGCGGAGAAGGCCGGAGAGAAGGCAAAGGAGTCTTCGGTAGGATGGGACGCGCTCAAAGAAACCATGAAGGGCTGCGAGGAGGAGGGAGAGGGGCTAGGATGCGCACTCTCAGACTTCGCCAAGTGGCAGGAGGCTCAGACAGACCTCTTCCAGGGTTCCTATATCGGCCAGGGCGGGTCGCAATACCTGGATTGGAAGCTGGGCTACATGCAGCAGATAGCCGATACCCAGGATGCAATGAGGATCATAGGCGGCTCTGTCCTGGGGGAAGACTACACGCAGAAAGTCCAGGAAGTGAAGATGCGGCTCTCGGTAGACAAGACTGAGGCCGATGCTGCCATAACAGACATCGAGACAAAAGCGAAAAAAGAACAGAAGATGCCTGTCAAGGTCGATGACGAAGCCGCCAAGACAACAATCACGGCCGTGGAAACTGAGGCCCAGAAGCCCCGGACCATGCCACTCAAGATTGATGACAGCCATGCAAAGGCAGCCATCGCAGGCATCGACGCCGCTGCCAGTCGCCCAGTAACCAAGATCGTCTACGTCGAAGAGGTGGGAAGCGGCGGAGGGGGCGATAGTTCATGGCTAGGTTCGGGAGGGAATATCCCGACGTCGTGGCAAGACTGGTCTTATTACCTTCCATTCTATGGTGCGGGAGATGTTTTCGTTCCACAGCCCACCCTGGCAGTTGTGGGTGATCGTCCCGGTGGCGAGTGGATCGGCAGCATTGATCAGGCGGTAGCGAGATTCGGCGGAAAGCCGACCGGCCAGAATATCATAATCAACTACAGCCCTGTAATAAACGGCGCAAATCTGTCTGCCGAAGAGCTTGAAGATTTGCTCGAAGAGCATGATGAGAAGTTGATCGCCAAGATTGCTGAAGCCAAAAACCGGTGAGCGCATGTATTTTAAAACCAATATAAGGTTTGCAAAATGGGTCAAGAAAGCTCCACAGAATTCATATGAGCAGACCTATGTCAACTCCCTCACAGTTTTCAACGGCCAACTCTATGCAGGCACCTATGAAAGTGGACTGCTGTTCGAGTGGAATGACAGCAATGCCTGGGTCTTAAGGGCGGGCCCGATAGGCACTCCGCCGAATGACGAGTATGAGATCTGTTCATTGGTCGTTTTCAATGGCAAGCTCTACGGAGGTACTGCTCCGCACGGCAAGCTGGTTGAGTGGAACGGCTCCAATGCCTGGGTAGAAAAGGCTCCGCAATTCGGAGATGAGACCTACATCTACTCGCTTGCTGTTTTTAATAGCAAGCTCTACGCAGGGACATATCCTCATGGTAAGCTCCTGGAGTGGAACGGCTCAAGTGCTTGGGCAGAGAAAGCTCCCCAGACAGGAAGCGAGACCGCAGTCCATTCTCTCACAGTTTTCAATGGCAAGCTCTACGGAGGTACTGCCCCGCACGGAAAGCTCCTCGAATGGAACGGCGTCGATGCCTGGGTAGAAAAAGCTCCTCAGCCAGGCAGCGAGACACAGATTCATTCATTGGCAATCTTCAATGACAAGCTCTATGGTGGAGGATACACAATCGGGAAGCTCCTCGAATGGAACGGCATCGACGCCTGGGTAGAGAAAGCTGCCCAGCTAGGAAGCGACACCATACGATCGCTTATGGTTTTTAGAGATAAGCTCTATGCAGGTACATATAATTCCAATTATGCCAACGGTGGCGGCAAGCTCCTGGAGTGGAACGGCATCGATGCCTGGGTAGAAAAGGTGCAGCAACTGCATACACAGAATGAAATTCTATCGCTCGTGGTTTTCAATGAGGAACTCTATGCAGGCACGGCTCCAGACAGCATGTTATTCATGCTGGACTGGGCTCGACGCGCAGTGAAAAAAACAGAACCGCGTTTCAAAATCTATGTTGCGCCGCCCGAGGTCATTCTCGACGAGAATACAATAGAGCGATACGCAATTATGCCGCAATCAATCAGTTTGAAGCGTCCTTCACAAGATGAAAAGATTAAGCCGCGGGAGCTTGAGCTGACAGTAGACCGACGAGTGCCGATCACTCTTTTTGGGCATGTTGTCGTCACAGATGAAGGCGCGGTCGCCTTCAATGGATATGTTGAGAGGCAAACCTCGCTCACAAAAACCAAGAGGCGCTTTCTTTGCAAAGGCAACGAGGCTAAGCTATCTTCACGATTCATGCCGAAGTTGCCCTTCATGGGCTCTATCCTCACGCAGTTCTTGTATGTTATCAGCGATAAATACCTACCAGGCGGATCTACTTACTGGCCGTATAACCCCGGCATCATGTTCTGTGCTAACTCTTACTGGCCGCCAGGAACACCGTACACTATTTATGATAGTTCAAATAATATCATTCTCTTGAAATATGTCGATACGCATGTTGATGTAGGTGCGGCAGTAGGATTTGTTCAGAAAGATGGCAGGATGAATATGCTGGTGAGGTATCCTAACCTCTCTGACCTTCAAACCTACGACTACAGTTATTACATAGCTCCTAACAAGGATATTTATATAAGAGTATCTGGATCGAATTGGTATGCGGTGGGTGGGCTATTTTTTGAAAATATGTTTGATACCCGGTGCAGAATCGGGGAGCAAGAAATTTACTGGAATCGGTTTCTCAAAGGCGTGGTAAGCACCGACCTGGACGAGATTGCTACACTACTATTCAAACTGTTCAAGCGTCATGGCTATTACCTGCGTCTTCGAGATGATTACAACTACACCTATTTTGATTTATCAATAACAAACGGCAGAAATACCGGCGTCACTATCTATGAAAAGGACTTGCTCGATTTCGATAGATCTTCGCCCTCGCAGCCGACGATACAAGCTGCGATAGTGCGGGGAGGTGGACGCCAGTTCTCATCAATAATGGATGGTCGAGTGAACAGTGGACTCTTTGCACTTCAAACATACGATGGCACCTATAACCGCGACCTGGGAATGCTAAAAGATCTTTCATCTGAGTACCTCAATCAGCGAAACTCAGCAGATACAGTTACTCTGAAGCATTCCAACGATGTTTATAAGTCGCTTTGCCCAGGAGACCTCGTGTATCTAGCGCTCGACGAAGAGCCCGTGGAATCTTTTAAAATCGCCCAGATAACCAATTCCGACGACAAAACCACAACTCAACTCGGAATAAGGCGCCCAGGCCTCGCAGAAATATGGCAGGACAAGCTCTCTGCAAATGTCTTTGACGATCGAGCTTTGTATGAAATACTGCCTGCATATAGCGAATCTGTTACCTTCAAGCCTCGCGACTCCGGCCACCAGACCTGCACGCATGGCAACCTTACGATCAACTTTCCCAGCGGCGTAATTGGTCCCATGGGAAAGAGGTTCTTAGCACTTTTGGATCTATCTCTGAGCTTGGATCAAGCGGCGATTGCTGCTGGTGAAGCCGGGTGGACAATCATCGTGAAGATCAATGGCGAAAGCGGTGATTGGGGTAAGATGAACGAAGTCTCATTGGATGACGGTCTCAGCGAGGTCGACATCACGGATTTGTTAGTCGAGGGGGCGAACACCATTGAGATCTATGCAACTTACCTTAGCGAGTTTTCGACTGCGCACGGCGGCTGCAATGAAGGAGAGATGTTCCCGGGCATTGATTGGATCGAAGACGAACCACAGTGGAATGGCCATCCCGACCTTACCGCGAATGTATCTATAAAGTTCTACAGGATGAATTTCATATGAAGCCTCCTTATTGCGAAATAAATGGATTGGTCTGTACCGAGCAGGTCTCTTCAGTGGAGTTGGATGGGGCAGATATGGATACATCCACTCAGGCCTTAGCAGGCAGGAAATATGGAGAGATTACAGATAAGGGCCGAAATCCAAGAAAGATCACGATTAAAACAAGATTCCTTACTGAAGAGGACCTAGATGAATTCATAGCCCATATCAATTCCTTGCCCGATGATTGCGAGGCTTACCCTTTCAGGGACGATCGGTGCTGTTATGTTAAGAAGGCTTATGCAGTCGTGGCCAGCCCAGAGCCAGCGACGATTAACGGGGAATATACAACCTTTTTCAGGGGCAAGGCAGTATTGCATACCCGCGAGCCATGGATGTATGGGATTGAGAAGGGGCTGCGATACGAAAGTCCCCAGGCCCTTCCAGTAACATCGAGCTTGGCACACGAGGGTACTGTTGAAGGCCTAACGGCCTTCGATAAAATATGTGCAAGGGGAGAATATATCTATGGCAGCGGTTACGTTGAGAATCTAGCACTCACCTTCGAGCCAACTGATGGGAGTGCGCGCGTTTTGCAGCTCTGCACCAAGATGATGAGGAATGACCTATTCGAGGTCGACCGCTTTGGAAATGTGGAGCATAGCTATGCAAACGACTTCGACTGTGATATTTCGGCATTGCAGGCAGATCTTCACGGAGCAACCTATCTAGCATACTGCACTATCGCAGACGAAAAGCTGACAATATCAGGCGAGGGGCGCTGCATCTTTCCGTTCTATGGGCCATTGCCGATCAGCGCAGAGAAGCCTTACCTAAACTTTATGGTTACCTCCCTTGGGGCATATGCACCCCGATTTGTGGCCGGCAGAGAGAGCGACCTCTCCGACCTAGCCGAGATTGACGCCAACATACACGTTGGCGAGAATGTGGTACGCATACCAAACTATGAAAGCGAGGGAAATCTCTTCCTGGGATTTGTAGAGCGCCGCTGCTGGATAGCCGCGGCGAGCATGGCTACTGCGAGAGGATACACAGCGGGAGGCGGGACGGCCTCCAATGCGTTATGCATGGGGGGATGGTCCAATGCAACTGCATGTTCACCAGTTACTGAAGAATTCAACGGCACGACCTGGAGCTCGGGCGGCGATCTGGCCATAGGCAGAAGGATGCTCGCAGGAGATGGCGGCGTGTCTGATGGAATCTGTATGGGAGGCCTGGGAAGCGGCGAGGTGCATCTTGCCTCGACTGAGGAATATAACGGAACGGCCTGGTCGGCAGGTGGAAATCTGGCCACCGGCCGGAATGGGCATGCTGGTGGGGGGAGCTCTTCAAACACCATCTGCATGGGCGGCAAGTATTCGGCCGGCAGCCCATACTATACTACTACATCAGAATTGTACAATGGTACTGCCTGGTCTGCAGGGGGCGCTATTGGAGATGCCAAAACCGGCCTCGGTGGTGGGGGGAACGCAGCTTCTGCGATGTGCTGTGGAGGATCAGATACCGATCTGACCTATGGAAAGCACGAGGTCTACGATGGATCCACCTGGCAACAAGCAGGAAACCTACTGCAAGCAAGACATCTTCTTGCCGCAGACGGGGACTATGTCGACGGAATGGCAATAGGAGGAGACACGAACGTACCCGTGGGAACCACCGAAGAATATGATGGAACAAGCTGGAGCTACGGAGGGAGCAACCTTATCACCGCTCGCTATGGATTAGCTGGCGGAGGTATTGCTACAAATGCGATCTGCATGGGAGGGCAGATACCAGCAGGCGGGTTGAATGCAACGGTTTTGGCTAACGCAGAGACCTATGGGCGCAATAGCAGCATGACTATCGAGAGCATAGAGGCGGTAGTGAGGAGGCACATCGATCCCGCCGCCATCCCTACGGTAGACCCGGGAGACACTTTTAAGCTCAAGATAGACGGAGGCGGCGCAGAGAAGATAGCATATCTGGAGATGTACTTCCGGGGTGCGTGGTGGTTCTGAGATGATACGAAAGCTATTGGAACGCAATGCTGGGACCATCATCTATCATCGGGGTGCATGGGTCCTCGGAAACATATTCTCTTTGTGGAACATAGTAGAGAATGACGATACAACATATCGCTGCAAGCTGGGGCATGTAGCCGAAGCCGACAACGAGCCGGGGACGGGGGCTTATTGGTCCACTTACTGGGAGGTCTGGGGGCCAGCCGGGAACGTCTGGGGCAATAGAGCTCTCAACATCATTTTCGACGGCGGGGGCGTGGTGCTAACTACCGGTGTTAAGGCAATGGTTGAAGTTCCATTTGCCCTGAAAATCACTTCCGGAAAGATATTCTCGCTGGACGGCACAAGCGGCAGCATTCAGATAGACCTCTGGAAAGACAGCTATGCGAATTTTCCGCCGACATCGGGAGATAATATCAAGTCGTTCTCTTTGGTCAGTGGAGTTAAATCCTCAGAGAGTGTTTCACTCACCCTTGCGCAGGGAGACAGCATTCTATTCAACATCGACAGTGTAACCAGCATCAAACTGGCGTGCCTGTCGTTGATATTGGGGGTAGCATGAAAGATTTAGAAGTGTACAAAGAATCTTTGGAACGAATAAGGTCGAGCGACGTTCTCGATCCGGATGAGATGAGCAGGTTGCTCGACCTCGCCGATGAACTAAAACACGCAGTGGCCACGCATACAATGTTCCGGACGCCTACAGAGGCCCTCACCAGCGTCCTGAATCACGTCAAGCACCCTACACCGGCCAGCAAATACCACCAGGCCAAGCTGGAGCAGACCGTGATGTTTCAGAACCTCATGAACCTATCATTCGACTACCGAGAGGTCCAGATCGACCTGGCCGAAACCGAAGAGAAGATCAAATGCAATAAGGGATTCGACCTGGAAAGAAGCATAGTAAAACGGGACAGGCTCACCTACCGGCTCTCCTGGATGCGCAATGAAGCCAAGGAGAGGCTGAGAGAGATTGAGATGTGGAGCGAGATCAAGACCCAGCTGGGTGCTACAGCGCCCTTCGACCACGACAATAAGGATACTGATGAGCTGCAAGGCCTTACATTGCGATACCTCCAGGAGCTGCCGGCAGCTGTCCGAGCCGGAAAGGATGTGGGCGGAGCTATCAATATCATCGCCCAGGCGGTCACGATGCTCGCCGAATGTGAGCGGCGGAAAATTCCTCTGCCGCCTAAGCTGGTCGAACATAGCAAGCGGCTACTGAAGGGAGCTTAATAAGATGACCTGGACCACCCGGTCGAACCTCAACACGGCTAGAGATGAGCTCGCGGGCGGGGGGAGTTCGTCCGATGCAATCTGCATGGGTGGCCAGAAAGACGAGGATCCATATTGCTGGGCGGTTACCGAGGAGTACAACGGCACTGCATGGTCTTCCGGTGGTAGCCTGTCGACCCCCAGAAGGGCCGCATCAGGCGGAGGGAACTCCAGCAATGCCATCTGCATGGGCGGAGAGAATACAACGGGCAGGCCATTGGACGGCAGCGGGCACCTCACTTCAACCGAAGAGTACAATGGCACCTCCTGGGCTTCAGGCGGGAGCCTGGCCACGGCGAGAAAGCAGATGGGAGGAAACGGGACCTCATCTGATGCAATCTGCATCGGTGGGCACTGGTACGCAGAGGATCCAGAAGAGCTCACATACATCTATGCTGATACCGAGGAGTATAATGGTACCTCCTGGAGTGCTGGCGGAGATCTGGCGACGGCCAGGTATGGCCCGGCGACCGGAGGGAATTCTTCGGGAGGGATCTGCATGGGCGGCTACAATGACGTGTCTTTCTGGTTGGCCTCGACCGAGGAATATAACGGAACGGCATGGGGTGCAGGCGGGAACCTGTCCATGGATCGAGAGGGGCTCGCAGGAGGAGGAAATGCAACGGATGCTATCTGCTTCGGCGGGTTCGATGGTTACTATGCAGGCCGGGCAGAGGTCTACGATGGCACCTCCTGGAGCAATACGTATGATCTTGGTCCTGCTAGATGGTATCTGGCCGGAAATGGGAATTCTTCCGGCGCCATCTCAATGGGGGGCCGGGATGGTAGCGGGTACTCAGTAGCCACGGAGACCTGGACGAATGCCCTGCCTGTGCCGCGGACTTATGTGATCTGGATTTAATGGGCGAAAGTATCGAACTCAGGGTTCTGCAGGAGCTTAGATTTGGCCTTTTTGTACTCTTCAAAAGTAGGTGCAAAGTAATGGTCTTCCGGGATGCGAAACAGACTCTCGTGGGTCATTTCCTGCCAATGGGCAAATGAATTAAGCTCGACCCTGGCCGAAAGCCTACGATATTCATGTAATATTTCAGCCATAACTTCCTGAGCAACCCCGCGGCTAGCAAGCGCTCCGACCAGCAGGACCTCTTCTTCCGCGCAGCAAGCATCCAATTGCGTAGATGTCGCTGGCGTAAGTACCTCCACCAGCTCTTTCATCTCTTTTAGCTCCATCGCATCATACTCCATTCTGTCAATTTTTCTTTGTGCCGGCGCACTGGATCCAGGCCAGCTGGCGGCAGCAATTTCGACTTGTTGTCAAATTCCCAACTGCGGAATGTGCGCTAGATAACTCACCCTCAACTCTTCCTTATCTATGTGATCATAGATATCTATGGCATCCCTGCGGACATCTCCTCGCAGCTCTTGAATCATCTCTCTCGGCATACCGGCACGCCTAAGGTGAGTTGTGAACCAATGCCGACAACAGTGCGGAGTGAATCGCTCCTGGAGGCTCTTTGATTCGGGATTATGCAGGCCCAGCCTAATGGCGTATTTCTCAGTGACAAAGCATACCTCCTGTGGGCTTATGCGGCCAGAACAAGTGGAGGGGAAAAGAGCGGATCCCTTGTCTTTAGGGCGCACATTCAGCCATGCTTGAAGGATACGGGCGGCTTCGTGGTCAAAAAATAAGATCCTGTTGCTTCGCTTGGCGGTGGGCTTGAGAACGAGGGACATACGGGAAAGATCTACATCGCTGACATCAAGGGCGCACAACTCACCGCGACGCATACCAGTCTTGAAGAGCATAGTTAGGATGGCCTTATCTCTCCCACCTAAAATTGAATTGATTATCATGGCAGCCTGGTCGATTGATATAAGCTGCCGTGATTCTTTGCCGTTATCATCCTTGAACTGTCGAAGATATCTTTTTCGAAAAGGCGGGATGGGATTCGATTGGATAAGATCCTCATCCAGCATGTATTCGTAAAACTGCCCTATGATGGAGAATACCTTTTCCTGACTAGAAGTTTTCAGATTCCTGGCCCGTATGACCAGAAGAAATGCCTTTAGGTCATCACGGCTTACCTGGGCGGGCGCTTTACTCCTGGAAGCCAGGAAGCTGCAGAACTCCTGGGCATAGATCCGGTATATTTTTGATGTACCTATGTTCCTCAGGAGGCAGTCTGCCACAAAGTCATCCACAAGAGTCATACCCATCTCCAACCATTATGGGTCTCCCGGACCAGGCCGAATCTTCTGAGCTCCTCCAGCTGATTGGAGACCAGTTTCACGGCCTGACCGTCATGGGGATCTATGCCGAGATTGTCCAGGATCTCCACCGAGTCCAGGACCTTGCCCTTCTTGAGCATTGAGACAAGCACTGCATCATATTCCTTTGATGCCTCCGAATCTATTTTCTCAAATCCAGCAAAGCGTAGCTTATAATTCTCCGCCTGCATGTTATCGATATTTATTTTCAGTAGTTTTAATTCTTCTTCCAGCTTACGGTTCGCAACTTTAAGATCCGAATTCTCTCGAACGAGATCTGGCCGAGAAGAATCTTCTTCAGAGCGCCCGCGCTCAGCCATTTCAAAAATATAATTATTGAGAGAAGAGCCATATGTATCTGCAGCTTTCTTCCAGTCATCCAAAAGTTCTTTTGTGGGAAAATAGAATGATACGGTCCTATCCATTTGATCTTTGCGAGGCATGGTCAGATGGATAGGAGTACAAGATATATTAAATGAACTGGTTCATTTATAGTTTCCTATGGCAGAATCGCTCAAGCAGTTACTGATATTGCTCTCATGTGTTTTA